CCGGTACCTACGCTGCCAATCTTCGCTCCAGCTTCTTTCAAATCCATCAAATGGACTGGCACACATAAGCCGGATTGGCATACCGGAGTCTCGTAGCTGTAGCACGATTTCGGCTGCCCAGATATCCACACCCCGTGCCATTCCGGTAATGAACACATCAAAGCCCTCTGCAATTGCCTGCCGGATTGCCTTCTCAAGGTCTGCCTTAATAGCTTCTTCTGACCGTGTCAGTTTCTCCGGGCGGTGTCCGGTAAAACAACACCTATGCATTCTTTTTTCTGCCTCTGTCATAGAACCCCCCCCATTTCTTGAATCATTATAACTAAACTAAACGATAGTTTCAATACAACAGGGTTGTATCTTACCACTCAATTTAACGGTAAAATAGTTACAAGAAGGGTGGTGATGTGATGGATACCAACGAGAGACTCCGGCGTTTACTGGAAGAGAGAGGATGGACGGAATACCGTCTGGCAAAGAAGTGCGGACTAAGCCAATCCACAATTGCCAATATCTATCGGAGAAATACGGTCCCCTCTATTGCGACGTTGGAAGTCATCTGTAACGGTTTCGGCATCACTCTATCCCAATTCTTCGCAGACGGCGAGATGGTTGAGTTAACACCGGATCTGAAGGATATCTTTGACAGCTGGGTCAACCTCACCCCGGAGCAGAAAGCAGCTGCATTGCAGATGCTCCGAGCAATGGAAAAGTCAAAATAATGTTGTTACGCCCACAGGCACAAGGTCTGTGGGCATTTTCTTTTTTATTCTGCCCTAGTCGACAGCTTTCAGTGGCTTTCGACAACACTGCTATGCTAGCGTATGGTTAAGTTGAATGGTAAATATTATTCAACTAAAACACAAGCAAGGAGCGATAGTATGTTATTTGATTTTGGAAAAAAACGCCGTGAAATGGAAATGGCCTCTGCAAAAAGGGCAATTGCTGAGGTCGCACGCCGAGAAGGAAAAACCATAGAAGAAGTCCGGGCATCTATGATGGAAGCAATTGAGGAAGCCTACAAAACACCGGACCCCAACGCACAAGCACTATGGGCGCAGATACCTCGAGAGGGCGAAATCCCCACACCAGAGGAATTGATTATTTGGGCAGGAAAAAGAATAAGATAAAATCATTTTACGGTTGCTTCAATTCTGCGCTTGAGCCGCTTGACCAAATCCTCTTCGTCCTTCCAAACAACCATGGATTTTTGAGAAATGTCGAAATGAGGACGGGTGTCACTACTGTGAAAAGCATCTTCCCGGCAGCAGATTATTACTTGCTTTCCTAATGCCTGTGCATACCCTGCTTCGTAGTAGGCCCCGTAATTAGGATAGGTCACATCAACAACCATAAAACGGCTGCGCTCGATTTCATAGAAAATTTCCGGCACAATCTGGTTATTATGCTCTTTCTCATCAATGACGGCAACAGTATAACCAGACTCAACTATGGCCCGACGAAATGCCTCGCGGATAGGTTTAGTTTCATCTTTGAAAGCCATAGCAATAAAACCCTGATGAACAATTTTGGCTTCCTGCCGCAGTTCATCAATCTTCTGCCACCCCTGTGCGGTGATTGTATAGCACTCATTACCCTCGGAATCTTTCAAATACCCCAGGTCCTCAAGCATTTTAGCTACGCCAGAGGTCCCATTATTGTTTGTATCATGTTCAAACAAAGCGCGCCGATCAGCATACATTGGACAGTAGTTGTCACCATAATGCGGCAACAGAACAGAAAGGTTTACAAGGGCTCGGAGAGCAACATCCATTGCCTGTGTGGGATAGTTTGGCAGAAGATTGGCTACATTAACATATTCGGGATGATTGTCTTCATAGCCGGGGGCTCCCTCGAAGAAGTGCCAGTGCGTATTCCCACCATTTGCCGTACACATTTTGGAATGCAGCATATGTTCCGTGATAAGGTCAAGTACACGCTCTTTCCACTCTGTGTCGCCTTCATACTTGATGCCATGGGACAAAAAGAACCGGAATCCGAATTTTTTGCATTCGTAGCGATCATAGTCACGTTCACCAGCTACATAATCGCACCCTTTTTGTCCGCAAATAGGACAGGTCATTTCACTCATATTTATCTCCTCTCTACAAACCACCGGCCGATATTATTTCCGGTCTGATTGGTACTGCGCTCAAAATACAGATAGCTTTGCTTACCCCGGATGCGGACGGTGTAACGGTCGCCCTGACCACCGGATTTCATTGCTGCCGCCTGCCGGATATCCAGCACACGGTCGATTTCGTATTTTTCACCATTCTCCCAGGTAATTACCCTGGGCATCATGACACCGTCCTCGCGGAAGTCAGCCTTCACCGCAACATAAACTTTTATGGGCAACGATGCTGTCATACAAATACCACCCCGTGATTACGCAGGTCAGTGATAATGGAGAGCATATCATCATTTCCACTGTTGACCTCCAGCACCATTTTCCTGGCGATTCCATCGTCAAAAGAGTCGTTGAACGCTTGCAGGAATTGGCTCTTTAAATCCATATCACCGCCAAAATAGGATGTCAAATCACCACAGTGCGCTACCAATCTGCCGGATTCAGATTTACGCTTGCCCCACAAATGCACGCCACCAATCTGCCCCCTGAAAGGCTCCGTTGCTTTGAGCAGTTCCAGGTACTTTTCCGGTTTCTTTACATTGTGGGCAGTATAAATCTGTGGCACATCGTAGGCCATTTTAAGGCGCAAATTATGCTGCACAATCAGATTGCAGAGTTGCTCTACCTCCGGGAGTTTTGAAACCAGGAATCTGCCGCCTTTGTAAACAGATCCACAGCGATTTTCAATGAGGATATCAACATCAGGATATCTTTCCAGCACGGCTGCCTCAAACACCTTATAGCTTGCCAGGAAAGAATCAAAATCAGTATAGTCTGCAAATGGCGGATGCACCTCAATCACGGCCGGCACCCGGCTGTCCGCAAGAGAAAAAACGAACTGGGCAAATTCATCTGCCCATTGCTCATTTTTCCAAAGCTGTGGTACGCCATCTCTATGGGCGGCTATAATCGTCGGAAATTGGCGCACTACATCTGAATCCAGTTTTCTCTTGCCATAGCTGTACTCCGTGTGCAGCGAACATTTAAGTATTGCATTGACGGTGGAAATATCAAAATGGGCAGCGCATTCCTCTGCTCGGAGAGGAATATCGTCGGGATATGATTGTGTATGGTATTTCACCATTTCAAAAATAGCCATAATCCACCTCGTAGGTAATATAAGATTGGGTTTTATCTGGTCGGTAGTCAGCCTTCGCCACGACACAGCTTTTTGATTCTTTCAATGCCGCCATTGGCTCTCATCTCCCAAAATAGCGAGGCGACCTTGTCCATCTCATCGCTGTCATCGCAGGGCGCGTCGCCAAAGTTGAAGTGTGCGCCTTCTTCGTCCCAGGCACATAGGAAATATGTACCCTCTTCTGTAAATTCAGAGGTGAAGTACAGTTCATCGGACCCATGATCACCATAGACAAAGAAAACTGCTCGGCACAGCCGGACGTCCTCTGGCTCCGGCATTTCCACTCGCACCACCAGGCAGGAGTCCCTGTCATGGATGTATGTCCGGTAATTCACCTCAAAGTCATCTGCATCGTAGGGACACAGATAGTCGGGATTGGCTCCTTCCAGCTTCGTGTAATAATCACGCAGAGCCTGTCCTTCCTTGGCAAGGAGCAAACTCAGCAGGCGGCAGCCTTCCGTATAAAATGCTTGGGGCAATCCTTTATGCTCCACAAAGTACCGTGCATGATATTCCAATGTCATGATTTTGACCCTCCTTCACTAAAAAACTCGGCCATTGTTATGCCAAGGCCCTGGCAAATGCGCTCGATGGTGTCAATCGTCAGCTGACCCTGTCGGCGTTCTGTGTTTTTCAGCGTGGAGTATGGAATGTCGCAAATGACTGACAACCTAAAAAGTGTGAGGTTTCTCTCCGCACCCAATTCCTTAACTCTATCAACCGTATTCATTACTCACCCTCACCTTCATTAATTTGTCGGACAATTCGCTTATGGTACCTCCAATTATAAATAGTGGTATGTCCGATAAAACGGACACTTACAGAACACGACCTACAACCTGGAAATTGCTGTGGGCAGAAATAACCCTGGGCTTGTATGCCCGGTTGTAGGAGACCATGATGGGCTGCATATGGACATCGCCATAGCTGTCGGTGAAGTCCTCCCGGACATCCTCGTCCGGCATCTGCTCGTCATAGGCTTTGATGTAGCCTTCGCCGTCGTAGATAAAAATACCGACCTCGCCAATGCCTACACGGTCGCACTGCTGCACCCACACGATTTGTCCATCGTGATAAACCGGCTCCATACTGTCACCGGATACACGGAGACCGAATTCTGCGCCCGCCGGAACGGAGGATTCCGGGAAGCTGACCATTTCAAAATTACCCTCTTCGAGGAACTCGCCGGTACCGGCAGAAACAGCCAGGTTACTGACGGGCATCTCGATATACTTAATAATGCTGCTGACAACCTGCTGCACCTTATATTTGCCGGAGGCAACCAGGTCATCTCTGTATGCCGCCAACTTGGCAATGCCCTCTCTGTTCAGAGGGGTCCGGTGGCTGGCACTCATAAAGTAGGAGAAATCTTCATCCACCTTCAGTGCCTGGGCAATGGCAAGCAGCTGGTATGCGTTGGGGGCAGAGTTGCCCAGCTCCCATTTATTGATGGCGGCAACACTTACATCGACACCATATTCAGAGAGAAGGCTCTTAAAAGCCGACAGACTCAAACCGAGGCCAGTTCGTGCCTCGGCTATTTTTTTGCCCAGGTAGTTCTGATCACGGTCAGCAACGGCATTATAGACAGTAGGTTTATTTGTATGAAGCGTCAAGATACGTGCGGTGGTCTTTTTAGTAGCCATATCGACACCTTCCTTTCTGTATATCCAAATTATATATGGGCGCGATACGATTGTCAAGGATTATTTCAACCAATGGTGTACAAATGCGACATTGACTTATCCCAACGGTAGAAGTATTATGTGTATCACGAGGTTGAACGATTGGAGGTGAGAACATGGCTGATGAGAGAGTAATCCTACACAGCGATATGAATTCCTTTTATGCATCTGTCGAGGCGATGCTAGATCCAAGCCTAAAAGGCAAGGCGGTCGCAGTATGCGGCGCTACCGAGGAACGGCATGGCATCGTCCTGGCAAAATCCGAACTCGCCAAGAAGGCTGGCGTAAAGACCGGAATGGTAAATTGGGAGGCAAAGCAGCGATGCCCCGGACTGATACTCGTACCGCCCCAGTATGATCAGTACGTGAAGTATTCACGGCTTGCCCATGAGATTTACTATCGGTATACAGATTTGGTAGAGCCATTCGGTATGGACGAGTGCTGGCTGGATGTTACCGGAAGCGGTACATACGGCACCGGAATGGAGATTGCAGAGAAGATTCGTACCGCCTGCCGCGAGGAGCTAGGTCTGACGGTGAGCATCGGTGTGTCTTTTAATAAGATCTTCGCCAAGCTAGGCAGCGACATAAAAAAACCGGACGCTATCACAGAAATAACCCGTGCCGATTTCAAAGAAAAGGTATGGCCCCTTGCGGCATCCGAACTGATTTATGTAGGCAGAGCCACGGAAAAGAAGCTAGCAGGCTACGGCGTCCACACCGTAGGAGAGTTGGCTGCGATTCCACCGGATATCCTGCAGGGTTGGTTTGGCATCAACGGTCTGAAATTGTGGGCCTACGCCAACGGTGCTGATAAGTCCCGTGTCATGCACAAGGATTTTGTAAGCCCCATGAAATCAATTGGCCATGGCATCACCTGTACCGCCGACCTCGATGACGAGGAGGAAGTATCCAGGGTACTGCTAGAGTTGTCACAGGATGTGGGCCACCGGCTCCGTATCCATGACCTTTGCGCCCAAGGTGTCCAGATTTATGTCCGGGGGAACGATTTGCACGGATTCCAATTTCAATGCAAGCTGCCGTTCCGCACCCAGCTTCCTTCCGAGATTGCTGCCGCAGGCTTCCGGCTTTTCCAAGAGCGTTACCGTTGGGGAACGAAAGTCCGCGCCGTTTGCATCCGAGCCATCGACCTGGTTCCGAAATCCGAGGTGGAGCAACTGAATATGTTTGTTGATACAGCCCGCCGTGACCGCCGAGAGCGGTTGGAGGATGCAATCGAGTCGCTGCGTGACCGATACGGAAAACGCGCCATCACCTATGCCGCATTGTTGGGCAATCTGAAAATGCCGGATGACGGAAGGCACAGCGTTAAAATGCCCGGACTGATGTATCAATAGTCCAAACCAGTTGTGTCCCAAGGAGGAATCTTGCGTATGATAATCAGACAGCCTATCCGTAACACATCCAGTTCCAGCAAGCCTCGTGTATTCGATGCCATTATCGAGGGCGACGAGGTATACCTGGAGGTCAAGAACGCCAAGCAGAAGGAAATTGTCCGGCTGTGCGACGTCCTTGCCCAAATTGAAAAGGCCAAGCGCCAAGCATCCAAAAGTTAATCCTGTGGGGACATCGCTCCCCACCAACAATTAAACAGCGTTCATCTATCGAGCCCTGGCTCCGTCAGCAATGACGAGTGACCTAACTGCCGAAGTGAAGCAAAGATCAGAAATGATTTGCTTTTCTTTGGCAGTTATTTTTTTGCCCATTTTCTGTTCCTGCTTCGCTTCCACCGTGAAGAAAGGAACAGAAAACATGAAAATCAAGTACGAATTTGCCAATGAGACCGTGGAAATCGATGTGTCCGAAGAGTGGGCATCTATCCTCATCGACCTGGACCGCCAGGAGTATAACAACGACCACAAGGAGACCCGGCGGCATTATTCCCTGGATGCCATTGTCTACGAGGGTACGGAATATGGTGCCCCGGACAGCGGTATTGCGGAATTGCTCCGTGACCCAACCTTGGAGGAAATGCTCCCTGCCGCCATTGCCCAGCTGCAGCCCCAACAGCAGCGGCTGATTCAGAGAATCTTCTACGAGGGTGTCCGCCCCGGTCAGATTGCCGCCGAGGAAGGTGTCAGCAATGCCGCCATTTCCAGGCGCCTCAACAAGATTTATGCCGCCCTTAAAAAATATTTTTCCGCAAGGGGTTAAATTTGGGGTTTCTCGTGGCCTTACTGCGAAGGGCAACACAATACATCCCCCTTCGGAAAGGAAAAACGGATATGAAGCACAATCTGAAAATCAGCGTATCCAAAAAGCCCATGACGGGCGGCGTGGTGGCTTGCCGAAGCATCTCCCTCCGGGACAAGCTGCTGACCTTCCTCTTTGGGCAGAAAAACAAGGTGATGATTCTCGTCCCCGGCGACAGCGTCGAGATGGTTTCCATCACCGAAATTGCGGAAGGAGGCACAACGGTATGAAGCTGTATGAAGTGAATCAGGCGATTGAGGGCATCTTCGAGTTGCTGGTCGATCCGGAAACCGGAGAGTTGCTGCCGGACGAATGCCTCATGGAGCAGCTGTCCGCACTCCAGCTGGAGAAGAGCCGCATCCTTGAGTATCTGGCCAAGTTGGTGCTGAACACCAAGGCCCAGGTCTCTGCCATTAAGGAAGAGGAACAGCGGCTTCGTGACCGCCGCCAGGGCTGCGACCGGAAAATTGAGCGGCTTATGGCAATCCTTGACCGAGAGTGTGCCGGAGAAAAGACCGACTGCGGCGTTGCCACCGTTTGTTACCGCAAGACCACCAAGGTGGAGGTGGCGGATAGCCAGGCGGCATTTGCATGGCTCAGCGAAAACGGTCACAGCAATTGCTACCGCATCCCCGCACCGGAAATCAGCAAGACCGAGGTCAAGCGCCTGCTCTCTGCTGGCACCGATGTCCCCGGTGTCACCCTGACCCAGGATTACTCCTGCAGTCTCAGATAAGGAGGTCCCCATGCTGAAGATTACTGATGGAAAAATCATCCGCCCCCAGAAGGTGGTGCTGTACGGGTCCGAAGGCATCGGCAAAAGCACCCTGGCGGCACAGTTCCCCAATCCGCTGTTCATCGACACCGAGGGCGGCACTTCCCATATGGATGTCCGACGCATCGAAAAGCCTGCCACCTGGGCAGACCTGGTGGCGGTACTGAACGAAGTTGCCGCATCCCCCGGCGTGTGCGGCACATTGGTGATTGACACCGCCGACTGGGCAGAGCAGCTGGCTATTGCCCATGTCTGCAACAAGTACAAGAAATCCGGTCTGGAGGAATTCGGCTACGGCAAGGGTTACACCTACCTGGCAGAGGAGTTCATGGCGTTCTTTGGTGCCCTGGACAAGATCATCGCTGCCGGAATGAATGTGGTGGTTACCGCCCATGCCAAAATGCGGAAATTTGAGCAGCCGGATGAGATGGGAGCCTATGACCGTTGGGAGATGAAACTCTCCAAGCAGGTCGCTCCTCTGTTTAAGGAATGGTGCGATATGCTCCTGTTCCTCAATTACCAGACCTATGTGGTCACCACCGAAAACAAATCCACCAAGGCCCAGGGCGGCAAGCGTGTGATGCATACGAGCCACCATCCCTGTTGGGATGCCAAGAACCGCCATGGTCTGCCGGATGTCCTAGATTTGGATTTTGCCCAGCTTGCCCATGTATTCGGCAAAGGTACCGGACCCAAGGCAGAGTCTCCCATTCAGACGGTGCGCCGCTTGATGGCAGATGCGGACATCACCGAAGAGGAACTGCGGAAGGTCGTCGCCGCCAAGAGCCGCTACGATGCTTCGGTCTCCCTGGACGAATATCCCGATAACTTCCTCACCGGATGGGTGCTGAAATACTGGGATCAGATTATCAATATCATCGCGGCAAGCAGAGTCGCTGAATAAATGGAGGTAAATGAAAATGTACGATAACCGGAATATGTGTATGGACTGGAACGATGCCATCGAGAGCGACGGCCAGGAATATGTCCTCCTGGAAGAGGGTGACTACAACTTCGAGGTGGTGGATTTTGAGCGGGGTCGCTATCCCGGCAGCACCAAGATTCCTGCCTGTAACAAGGCGGCTCTGACCCTGGCGGTTACCACCGAGGACGGCCGCCGTGCAACGGTCAAGTTTGACCTCATCCTGTTCCGCTCCCTGGAATGGCGTATTTCCTCCTTCTTCCGCTGCATCGGTCAGAAGAAGCACGGAGAACGCCTGGTCATGGACTGGAACAAGGTCCTCGGAGCCAGAGGTCGCGCTCGTTTCAAGCCCCGTACCTACATCAATCGTGACGGCGAGGAGCGTCAGACCAACGATGTCGACCGCTTCTACGACTGGGATGACAAGTATTTCCCCGTCCAGACCAATTGGACCACTTTGGATGGTGACGATGACCTTCCCTTCGCATAAGGAGGTCGCCATCCATGATGCAACTCAGACCCTACCAGGCTGAGGCAAAGGATGCGATTTTGCAGGAGTGGCGTGTGGGGCATCAGCGAACATTGCTGGTGCTACCCACAGGCTGCGGCAAAACCGTAGTTTTTGCCAAGGTCACAGAAGAACAGGTCAAAAAGGGCGGTCGAGTCCTCATCATGGCACATCGTGGAGAACTGTTGACCCAGGCGGCAGACAAACTGAAAGCCGCCACGGGGTTGGACAGTGTTCTGGAAAAGGCAGAAAGCACCTGCCTGGGCAGCCCCATTCCTGTGACCATCGGCTCTGTGCAGTCGTTGGCGCAGGAACGGCGGCTTGCCCGTTTTCCCGGCGATTACTTCTCCGACATCATTGTGGACGAGGCTCACCATTGTCTCTCGGACAGCTATCGCCGCATTCTTGACCATTTTCCAAATGCCAATGTGCTGGGTGTGACCGCTACGCCGGATCGCGGCGACATGAAGAATCTGGGCGAGTTTTTTGATAGCCGAGCCTATGAGTACACCATGACCCGCGCCATACGAGAAAAGTACCTTTGCCCGGTAAAGGCACAGCTGATACCCCTGGAACTGGACATTCAGAATGTGGCGGTTTCCGGCGGTGATTTCAAAGCAGACGATGTGGGCAATGCCTTGGAGCCATACCTGGCGCAGATAGCCAGGGAGATGGTTCATTACTGCCGGGACAGAAAAACGGTGGTGTTTTTGCCGCTGATAGCCACATCGCAGCGGTTCTGTCAGCTACTGAATGACTACGGAATGAATGCCGTGGAGGTCAACGGCAACAGCCCGGACCGTGAGCAGATCCTCCGGGATTTTGAAAATGGTCGGTACGATGTGCTTTGCAATTCCATGCTCCTCACCGAAGGGTGGGATTGTCCCTCCGTGGATTGCGTTGTTGTGCTGCGCCCCACAAAAATGCGAGGCTTGTATCAGCAGATGGTGGGCCGTGGAATGCGGCTGCACCCCGGTAAGGAGAACCTGCTGTTATTGGATTTCCTTTGGATGACCGCACGGCATGACCTTTGCCGGCCGTCGGCGCTTATTAGCAAAGACGATGCCATTGCCAAAAAGATAGATGCCAAAATCACCGAGGACGGCATCGACCTCATAGATGCCGAGGAACAGGCAGAAAGAGATATTCTTGCCGAGCGTGAGGAAGCCCTGGCAAAGCAGCTGGCGGAGATGCGGAAGCGCAAACGCCAACTGGTGGACCCGCTCCAATATGCCCTCTCCATTGCGGCAGAGGATTTGGTGGGCTACGTTCCTACCTTCGCTTGGGAGATGGCTCCGCCTTCAGAAAAGCAGCTGGAGTTCCTGGAGCGCAGGGGTATTTTTGCCGAGTCCGTTGAGAACATGGGCAAGGCAAGCCTGCTGATTGACCGCTTGAAACGCCGCCAGGATGAAGGACTCGCCACACCGAAGCAAATACGCTGCCTGGAACGCTACGGTTTCCGGCAGGTTGGCACTTGGCACTTTGAAGATGCAAACAAGCTGATTTCTCGGCTTGCCATGAATAATTGGCGAATTCCCTACGGAATTACAGCCGCCACCTACAGACCATAAATGTGAGGTAACGATATGAGTAATGTTTTACAGGCCCTTGAGGCATTGGATGTCGCCGCCCTGTCATACCAGGAATGGGTGAATGTGGGCATGGCCCTCCATGCCGAGGGTTTTGATTGGTCGGTTTGGGACAACTGGAGCCGTGTCGACCGCAGATACCGCCCCGGCGAATGTGAGCGGAAATGGCGCACCTTCCGTGGCTGCTCCGCACCTATTAAGGGCGGCACCATCGTCCAGATGGCAAAACAGCGTGGTTGGACACCACGCTTTGAAGATGGGGTTATGGATTGGAATGACTCCATCACCGAGGACGGCGACGGCTTTACACCTTATACCGCACCGGACAGATGGAATCCGGCCGAGCAGCTGATTACCTATCTGGAGACCTTGTTTGACCGAGACGATTTCGTCGGCTATGTCACCGGAGACGTCTGGAAGGATTCCGACGGCAGATGGCTGCCTTCCAAGGGTGTATTTGACCGTCCCGCCAAGGATCTGATTTCCTCACTGCATAAGCACGGCAATGACATCGGTGCTACCTTCGGCGATTGGAAACCGGAGGTGGGTGCCTGGATTAGATTCAATCCCGTTGACGGCGAAGGCGTCAAAAACGATAACATCACCAAATTCCGGTATGCCCTGGTGGAGTCCGACACCATGTCGATTGCAGACCAGGACGCTATGTACCGGAAGTTGGAACTGCCCATTGCCTGCCTGGTGCATTCCGGCGGCAAGAGCCTCCATGCCATCGTCCGTGTAGATGCGGAGGATTACAACGAGTACCGGAAGCGCGTGGAATTTCTGTATGACTTTCTGGAGCGGAATGGTGTGGTGGTGGACAAGCAGAACCGCAATCCCTCCCGGCTGTCCCGTATGCCCGGTGTTACACGAAACGGCAATCGGCAGTACTTGGTGGCGACCAATATCGGCAGAAAAAGCTGGGTCGACTGGATGGATTTTGTGGAGGGTGCCTCCGATGAGCTGCCGGATATGGTCACTCTGGACACCTACAAGGATTCGCTTCCGGCTCTGCCCAGCGAACTCATCCAGGGCATCCTACGCTGCGGACATAAGATGCTGATTTCCGGCTCTTCCAAGGCCGGTAAGAGTTTCCTGCTGATGGAACTTTGCATTGCCCTGGCTGAAGGCAAGCCCTGGCTTGGTTTCCCCTGTAAAAAGGGGCGTGTGCTGTATGTGAATTTGGAAATCGACCCGGCATCCTGCGTCAATCGATTTATGAAAATCTACGAGGCATTGGGCTGGCAGAAAGACCATATGGAGGACATCATCATTTGGAACCTCCGTGGTCATGCCGTTCCTCTTGACCAATTGGTCCCGAAACTTATCCGCCGTGTCAGAGACCAGCACTTCGATGCCATCATCATTGACCCCATTTACAAGGTCATCACGGGTGACGAGAACAACGCCTCGGATATGGCGGCGTTCTGCAATCAGTTCGACAAAATCTGTATGGAAACCGGATGCGCGACTATTTACTGCCACCACCATTCCAAGGGCACCCAGGGGGCAAAGAGAGCAATGGACCGTGCAAGCGGCTCCGGCGTTTTCGCCCGTGACCCGGATGCCCAGCTGGATATGATTCAGTTGGAACTGACCGAGGATATGCTCAACAACGTCCGTGATGGCAATTCTACCGCTTGGCGCCTGGAAAGTAGCCTCCGAGAGTTCCCCAATATCGTACCCGTGAACTTTTGGTTTGATTATCCCATTCACCGGATTGACAGCGTGGATGAACTCCGGGCAATGCCAGCGCAAGGCACTCCGGCTGCAGGGCGAGTAAAAAATCCGAAGGTCAGAAGTACAGAACTGACAGACGAGGCTTTTCACAACGCTTTTCAAATCCTCAATATGGGCGGCGGTGTCTCCGTAAAGGATCTTGCTGAATATTTGACCTGCAGTGACAAGACCATCTACGCACGCCTTAAAAAGATGGACGGAGGATATGTCCTTCAAAAGGGACGCATTCATCGTGCTGACGAGGTGCCGTTAGATAGCTGATTTTCTTCTTTCGTTCTGTATTTATATGTAAATAGAAAGAAGAAAAACGGTCGTTACACTCCCAAAGAGGGAAGGGCTGAAAGCCTGCCCTTCCTCTTCTGAGGAGCGCAACGTAACTCACCAGAAAGAAAGACCCCCAAAAAACGAGGTGTAGAAAAATGAACTTCTTTATTGCTATGGACCCGCCCACCTCAACAGCACAGATGAAACAGGTGCGTGTGGTGAAGGGCAAGCCCATATTTTATGATCCCCCGGCGGTCAAGGAAGCCAGGAACGCGCTGCTTGCCAATCTGGCACCCCACAAGCCAGCCGCTCCCATGACCGGACCCATTTCTCTGCGTGTGCTGTGGCTGTTCCCCAAAGGCAAAAGCCATCGCAACGGAGAGTGGCGTGTGACCAAGCCGGATACCGATAACCTCCAAAAGCTGCTGAAGGACTGTATGACCCGGTGCGGCTTTTGGGTAGACGATGCCCAGGTTGTCAGAGAGACCGCAGAGAAGCGGTGGGCAGATGACCCCAGCGGCATTTACATTGAGATTGAACAATTGGAGGTACAGAAATGAAATATCAGGATATTTATCATACCGTTTCCGGTCAGCGTGACCCCACCGCAGGTGCAGCACTCAGCCGGATTATCGCTGAAGAAAACCGCAAGGCACGGAGTGACCGCCGGAAGGCGCAACGCAAGCGTAACCGCCAGCTTCGGCAGCAGGCTCAAATGGCAAAAACCATTATTTCGACAAATTCCGACAATGAGCCTGCCAGGGAGGCGGCAGAATGAATCCTTATGCAGAACTGGCAAACGCCATCGTACTGTGTGCGGTAAAGGATTATCGGAGGGCGAGAAATAGGCTGAAGCGCAGTTCTTGGGACACTCATGCTCGGATAGTGATGAAGGAATGCGAGTCCTTTTTCCTCTCCGGCTGGTTTCAGACCCTGACATCGGTGGATGGCAAGGTGCTATTGGAAAAATTACAAGAGGAGGATGCCTAATATGACAGCAAAGGAATATTTGAGCCAGGCATATCGGCTCGATCAGAAAATCAACTCTCATATCGAGGAAGTATCTCGGCTTCGTGCTATGTCGCAGAGTATTTCCTCTCCTGGCTGGGGTGAGAGGGTGCAATCTTCCAAATCTACGGATGCCCCCTACGTCAGATGCATCGAAAAAATCATCACATTGGAGCAGACCATTGATGCGGAAATTGATGCCCTTGTGGATCTGAAACAGGAAATCCGCACGGTCATTGAGGCAGTTCCCAACACCGACTATCGGCTCCTTCTGCGATATCGCTACATCCACAATTGCACCTGGGAGCAGATTGGCACCGAAATGTGTGCCGACAGCCGGACAGTACGCAGATGGCATAATGAGGCCCTTAAAAAGGTCATTGTACCGGAAAAATATCAGTAAAACTGAAATGCGCCCGAAATGTCCGCCTTTGTCCGTAGATGCCCACCTTCCCATTATGGTAAGATATAATCAGCGAAGAATACACGAGAACAGCCTTCACAGGGGTTTCCCTGTGGGGGCTTTTTTCATGCCCGGAAGGAGTGAGTGGTATGGGCTACCGTAAGGTCGGCTATTTGGAGCAGATTTGGTATATCCTGCGCTACAAGTTCCGGGAACGCAAGCGTAGGAGGTGAATGAATGCCGAGAAAACCCAAGCGCCCCTGTTCTTACCCCGGCTGTCCAAGCCTTACAGAGGGGCAGTATTGTGAAGCCCACGCCGCCCAAGCCCGCAGACAGTATGACAAGTACGAGCGTGCTGCCGATGTGAATAAGAAGTACGGCCGTGCGTGGAAACGCATCCGTGACAGACACATCAGTCTGCATCCTCTTTGCGAGGTCTGCGAAAAGGAAGGTAAATTTATTCCCGCACAAGAGGTACATCACATCGTACCGATTTCCAAGGGTGGCACACACGCCAGAGGTAACCTTCAGTCGCTGTGTCGTTCCTGCCACAACAAAATCCATCACGAACTTGGGGACCGGTAGGGGGGTAAAAATCTCCGGGAGTAAATATATCGGGCAACGGCCCGGGGCTTCGTGCGCGAAATCGCAAAAGTTTTCAGGGGAATAGGTCCCTGGAGAAAGTGAGGTGTAAATTCTATGGGCCAAAGAGGACCCAAACCCGGCTCCGGCGGCAGACCGAAAAAAGCTATCGCCGACAAAATTGCGGATGGCAACCCCGGAAAGCGACCGTTGACTGTCATTGATTTCAAAGACAGCGCAGCTGACCTGGAAGGTCAGGCTATGCCCAAGCCTTCCGAGTTCCTTTCCGCAAAGCAGAAAGACGGCTCCACGCTTTGTGCTGGAGCAATTTACGAGAATGTGTGGAAATGGCTATCTGCACGAGGCTGTTCCGCATTAGTCTCTCCGCAGCTGATTGAGCGTTATGCTATGGCAAGCGCCCGATGGATTCAGTGCGAAACCATTACCAGTGAGCTGGGCTTCCTGGCAAAGCATCCCACCACGGGTGCAGCGATCCAGTCACCCTATGTGGCTATCGCAAACACATACATGACCCAGGCCAATCGTCTGTGGTCAGAAATCTTCCAAATCGTCAAAGAGAATTGTACCGGAGAGTATTCCGGTGCCAATCCCCAGGATGATGTTATGGAGCGGTTACTCCGTGCAAGGAACGGTGGTAGATAAATATGCCACAGAAGACAGTATTGGTAGCCATCGACTCCATACGTCCGTATGAGAAAAATCCCAGGGATAACCAACGGTCCATCGATAAGGTGGCCAAAAGCATCCAGGACTTCGGCTTTTTACAGCCTATAGTGTGCGATGCCAACGGCGTGATTCTTGCCGGCCATACCCGTTACGCAGCTGCAAAGAAAATCGGCTTAACACAGGTGCCGGTTCTCTATGCCTCAGATCTTACACCGACCCAGGCCAAGGCGTACCGTCTGGCTGATAACAAGGTCGGTGAGGACTCCCGATGGGTGTCTGATTTTCTTGTTGGAGAAATCGAAGCCATCAACGCCGCCGACCTGGAGATCGATATGTGTGCATTTGGCTTTGACACTCCGAGCGAAACCAAACGCTACAAGAGTTGGGAAAACCTGGGACATCGGTGCGGCTTCAAAAAGAAAATCACAGTTCGTACCCAGGGTGGTTATTTCTATACGAGTTTTTTCTCAAGCGGAAAGGAAGGTCGCCCTCTCGAAGAAATAAAGGCAGACCCCTCGTTAGTGGAGCCATTTGCGTATAGTCTGTGCGACTACATTCACAGGACGCTCGGCGGCAACTTGGCTGCAGCCGGGTGGTGCATTTGCACCACACCTCGGAGGCGGCATAAGACCGGATTCCATTTCTCTACAGCTATCTGCGAGGTGGCTGCGCAGGAACTGGGAATCCCGTTTTATCCAGATGCCATTGAGTCTCATAGCCGTGACCGCTTCCACCCAGATTTTTCCCTTGTCAAGAATCCAAAAGAACCCAATGTAATCCTTTACGACGACATCCTCACCACTGGGCTAACCATGCGAGACTCCCGGCAGCTTCTTTTGGATTGCGGTCACATCGTATTGCCCATCGTGGCAATCAACAACTGATAAATGGAGGAAATGTAAATGTTTGAAAAAGTAAATCCCGAACACCCCGACAAGATTGCTGACCGCATCGCAGGCGCAATTGTCGATTTGGCTTATGCCGCCCAGGAAAATCCCAAAATTGCCGTAGAGGTGCTTATCGGCCACGGCGTTTGCCATGCGGTCATTGAGACCTCCGCTCCCCTCCGGGAGGTAGACATTGCCAAAGCCATCTATCGTCTCGGTGGCAACATCCGTGCGGACATCGTGATTGTTCCCCAGGATGCCCACCTGGCTCGTAACCAGGAGGATACCATCCGCTGCGGCGACAATGGCATTTTTAAGGGTATGCCCGTCACCGAGGAGCAGTGGAAACTGTCCGCGCTTGCACGAGACCTTTTCACTGTCTGTCCTTATGACGGCAAGTACATCATCGACGGCAACAAGGTGACCATCTGCCAGAGCAACATTGCCACCAGGGTCCTTCAGCGTCTGTACCCCTCTGCGAAGGTCAATCCCCTGGGTGACTGGACTGGCGGCCCCGATGTAGATACCGGAGCAACTAACCGGAAGCTGGGCAGCGATATGGCTGACTCGGTTACAGGCGGCGGTCTGCACGGCAAGGATCTGAGCAAGGCTGATGTCAGCGTAAATATTTATGCCTGGATGAAAGCCCAGGCAACAGGCAAGCCTGTGGAACTCTGCTGCGCAATCGGCGACGAGACCGTGGACGGCATCCCTTATTCTGACATCGTGGAAACAGCGAGAGAATTCATCCGCTCCCGTGGCGGCTTTGAAAAATTCGCTGAGTGGGGCCTGGTATGATTTTTGAAAAGAAGCATACGGCAGACCTTCTGCCTGCGGATTATAACCCTCGAAAAGACCTCAAGCCCGGCGACCTGGAATATGAGAAGCTGAAGAGGTCCATTGAGCAGTTTGGGTATGTGGAGCCGGTAATCTGGAACAAGACCACCGGCCGTGTGGTCGGCGGTCATCAGCGTCTGAAGGTGCTGATTGATATGGGTATCACAGAAATCGACTGCGTGGTTGTGGAGATGGACGAGGCCAAGGAAAAGGCACTCAACATCGCCCTGAATAAGATTTCCGGTGACTGGGACAAGGACAAGCTGGCTCTGCTGATTGCTGACCTGCAGGGTGAGGATTTTGATGTGTCTCTGACTGGTTTTGACCCTGCAGAAATCGACGACCTGTTTAAGGATACCCTCCAGGACGGCATCAAGGATGACGATTTCGATGTGGAGGAGGAACTCCAAAAGCCTACCGTCACCCAGCCCGGTGATATTTGGTCCCTGGGCAGGCATCGCCTCATCTGCGGCGACAGTACCAAAGCAGATACCTTCGCCCAGCTGATGGCAGGCGTGAAGGCAAACTTGGTTATTACCGACCCTCCCTACAATGTCAACTATGAGGGATCTGCCGGGAAAATCAAAAATGACAATATGGAAAATGATGCGTTCTATCAGTTCCTGCTGGATGCCTTCACCAACACAGAGGGTGCCATGGCGGATGACGCATCTATCTATGTTTTCCATGCTGATACCGAAGGGCTGAATTTCCGCAGGGCATTTGCCGATGCGGGATTTTATTTATCCGGCTGTTGCATCTGGAAAAAGCAGTCCTTGGTGTTGGGTCGCAGTCCCTATCAGTGGCAGCACGAGCCTGTGCTGTACGGTTGGAAGAAGAAGGGAAAGCATCAGTGGTACACCGGCCGGAAGGAGTCAACCATTTGGGAATTCGATAAGCCCAAGAAAAACGGCGACCATCCGACCATGAAACCTATCCCACTCCTGGCGTATCCCATTATGAACTCTTCCATGAGCAATACCGTGGTACTGGACCCCTTCGGCGGGTCCGGCAGCACGCTGATTGCCTGTGAGCAGTCTGACCGCATTTGCTATACCGTGGAACTGGACGAAAAGTTCTGCGATGTTATCGTGAAGCGGTACATTGAGCAGGTCGGCAGCGCAGACGGTGTCACCGTGCAGCGTGATGGTCTGACCTACAAATACTCCGAATTGGAGGTACAGCATGAGTAATCTAACCCTGGGCAGTTTGTTTGACGGCTCCGGTGGTTTCCCCTTGGGCGGCTTGATTTCCGGCATCACACCTGTGTGGGCATCAGAAATCGAGCCGTTTCCTATTCGAGTGACTACCAAGCGGCTGCCTTTTATGAAACATTACGGTGACATCTCCCAGATGGATGGCGGGAAGGTGGAGCCGGTAGACATTATCTGTTTTGGCTCACCCTGCACCGATATGTCCGTTGCCGGACTCCGTGCCGGGTTGGGCGGCAAGCAGTCTGTCCTTTTTTATGAAGCCATCCGCATTATCAAAGAAATGAGGTGTGCCACCAATGGCAAATATCCCCGCTGGATATGTTGGGAGAACGTCCCCGGCGCTTTCTCCTCAAATGCCGGACACGACTTCCAGGCAGTCCTCGAAGCGGTCATCGGCATCGTTGAGCCGGAAACCCAGGTGCCTATGCCTGAGAAAAACAAATGGCCCGAAGCCGACATCTACATGGGAGACGGATGGAGCGTTGCTTACCGAACTCTCGACGCTCAATTTTGGGGCTTGGCCCAACGCAGAAAACGCATCTTCCTTATCGGCGATCTTACAGGTCAATGTGCCGGAGCGGTACTATTTAAGTCCGAAGGCTTGTCAGGGTATTCTGCGGAGGGCTTCCGCGCGTGGCAAAGAACTGCCGGATGTACTGAAGAAAGCGTTGGAGCGACAGGCTTCGGTCTAGACGGATACAACGGTGCCATTTCTGATACCGCTGCCACCTTGGGTGTGAACTGCGGTATGAGTACCGGCCGGAACGGTGTGGTGCTGAACGACCAAGGCGGCAATCGTATGGATGTCACCCATGACATTGCTTGCACCCTCCGGGCAGAGGCACACCATCCTCCCGTCGTGTTGGACGAGGCTCCGGCTGTCTATGAGAACCATAGCCAGGATACCCGGTATGTGGGTCCACTGGCTGTCGCACCCACTGTGGCGGCAACCTATGGAACTGGCGGTAACAATCAGCCTTTCGTCATACGGGATGAAGCTGCCAAAACCCTCAAAATCCGAAGTGGCTGTGAGGGCGGCGGTAAGGGTGCGCTTATCCAGGAGGATATGTCCGCCACCCTTTCCTGCAACAACGATCAGACCGTATTCGTCCCCAAGGTCTATGGCATCTGCGCCAAGGACAGCAATGCCATGAAATCTGACAATCCCCACAGCGGTTTCTATGAGGCAGAGACCACTCGCACTCTGGACGGCAACGGTGGCAATCCCACCTGCAACCAGGGCGGCGTTGCCATCGTAGAAAGCTATGCTATCCAGGGCTCCATGATTGGTCGCAAAGACAAGAACGGACCCCAGGGTGACGGCATCAACGAGGATGTTTCCTTTACCCTCAATACCGTCGACCGCCATGCCGTG